GGTATCTTACCGTTGGTATTACCACTCCAATTTCCGTTTTCAATACGAAGATGTTTACTAGCTTTGACTAAAAGGCCAGCGGCTTCTGTGCCGAAAGTGTGGGCGTTGTTGTGGTAGACATTTACTCCACCGTCCTGCACACAACCGATATAAGTTTCACCATTCCCTGCAATTAAATAAAGGTTGGTTCCACCTACGAATAAGTTGCCTTGGCCAACATCGGTAATGTATGAGTTCGAACCATCGTGGTACAGTTGCAAGTCAACACTTGATCCCAGCCTAAGTCTGTCATTATCTTGCATATCAATGTTGCCACCCATCGTGAGTGTGCCTGATATATCTGCTGCACCATCAATGTCCAAGCTGTCGGCTTGCAACTCGCCTGTAATGTCTACACCGTCTGCCTTGGTGCCAAGTTTTGCAACATTGTCGTAATAAAGATTGACAGCACCGTTTGTTGTAAAAGTAGCTTTAGATTCACTTGTCGCCGAGTTAGAGATTATTACATTTGTATCACTGGCAATATAAAGGTCTCCAGTGCCTGTTTCTTGAATTAAACTATGAGAACCGTTATGATAAATCTGCAAGTCAGTGCTAGCACCAAACTGCGCCCTCACATTATCGCTAAATGACAAGTTACCACTGGTCTTGGTATCTGCCGCATCGCTGCGTAGGAACGAGGCACTATTAACACCATCAAGTAAATCTGCATCTAATCCAGAGCCAGAACCATCATTGCCTTGGTGCCAAACCCGGTAGGAGTTTGCTCCAAAACTCCAGCCACCAACTGCAATATCATTGATCCCAGCATCAAGACCAAAGTAACAACCAAAATCTTGCGCGGCATGGAGGGCAAAAAAAGCATCGTTTCCAACACCAAAATTATAAACTTCGAAGGCACCTAGACCACCAGTGCTAGTTGCTATAGTATCGTAGTTGTTAGTCTCATTATTCTTAAATGATATATGATGTGTAGCGATATCTGCTGCATCGCTACGAAGAAATGATGTGCTGTCGATGTTGTCAAGTGTAGAAGCATTAATAGAACCAGAATCAGACAAGTCTGTTGAAGCAATGGTAATGTTTGCTGAACCATTAAAAGATTTGCCAGCAATAGTACGTGCCGTCTGAAGGGTGGTGGCTGTGCTAGCATTGCCTGTTACGTTACCTGTCAGTGATCCAGTAAAGCTGGTAGCAACGGCAGTCCCAGTGATTGTCACTCCTGTGCTACTGGTGGCGAGTTTGAGTGCGTTGTTGTGATAAAGATTTACTGCACTATCACTAACACAATGAATATAAGTCTCATTAGAGTTGTTAAGTAAAACAAGATTATTTCCTCTTAAGTAGACGTTACCTGTGCCGCCACTTTCAGCAAGGTAGGTGTTTGACCCGTCATGAAAAATTTCAAAGTCATTACCAGTACCGAACTGCGCTTTGACATTATCGCTGAACGACAAGTTACCAGATGTCTTTGTATCTGCTGCATCGCTACGAAGGAACGAACTGCTGTCGATGTTGTCAAGCAAGGCTGCATTAGATGCTGTGCCAGTAACATTGCCTGTTATGTTACCTGTTACGTTACCTGTCAGCGGTCCAGTAAACCCTGCCGCAGTAATTGTGGTTGCTGAATCAATCTTTGCACCAGTTACAGCATCGTCAGCAAGACCAGCCGTGCCAATCTTCGGACCTTCACCTGACGTACCATCGTGGCTGTGACCTGTGGTTCCGTTAAACGCCCCCTGAATAGCATCAAACTCTCCGTCAAGGTCAGAGGCGTTGATTACGTTCCCATCAGAAATGTTATTGGCGGTATCATTACGAGTGTAACCTGTACCCATTATTATCTCCTAGCGTTAGTAGTATACTGCAACGTGGCAGCGTCAATCGTAAATACAGCGTCTGTGTTTGTTCCTGTTGTTTCATATAGAATTGACACTGTAAATCCTGAACCTATTGTTTGTACATCATAGATGGCTTTTTGTTTTACACCAAAAAGTGATGTACCAAAAATACCAGAACCGTATGTAATAGATGCGGCTGCATCGCTTGACAAAACAGCAGAGTCTGGTTGAATTGAACCCGGTTGGTCAAAGTCAAACTTGAGTGATAACTCAAGGTCAAAGTCACCATTTACGTCCAGATAAGTTGTTCCTTTGTAAATAGTCTTACGAACATTGGGGTCGCCCAAAGGAATAAACGGAGTGGCAAACGTGGCTGGAATATATGTTCCATCAAATGAGTTACCCTGCTCCATCTGATATACATATCCATCTGCATTAGCAAAGTAAATACGTTCTGCAAATCCATCATACTCACTATATGTTACAAATGCGTTGATGCCTCGTATATCATTGAAGGCTACGCCTTCTTGAAGTTGTGTAGCACCAATGCCTTTAGCAGAATTATTGGTATAACCAGTATTATAACCAAACAAACGATACTGGCTTTTTTCACGAATGACTGTGCTTGCAAAACCATTAGGGCTACTTGAAATCAAATCCAATATCTCAACCTGAATAGTCTTTGATATTGCTGCAAGACTAAAGTCACCAATGCGGTCTGTTGCAGAAAAGAGGCGCAGTCCGTCAGGACCAAGAAATATTACATCACCACCAATTTCCTGCACACTGTCTGGAGCAACACACCCCAAGTCACGTGATACTGGTTGCATTACAAAGTCTGCTATACTGTTACCGTTTAGTACATTAATGCTACTTTCACTAAAGATAATTAGTTGTTCACGGAAAACAATCAGTCCTGTAATCGTATCTGCAACATTAATTATACCACCACCGTTAGCAATTGTAAAGTCATCATCTTCATATGGAGCAGAAAAAATTACTTTTTTCCCATTACCAAGTACGATGTGGTTTTTAAAGTTGACAATAAAACTTGAACCAGAAGTATCTGCAGACAGTGATGTTAGTTGTTCAAATGTCGTACCGTTAAATCTAAATGGCTTACCTGTACCATCTACCAGCATCAGTTTTTCTGTACCGTCAAAGTCGTACTTTAGAAAACGTACCTTGCCAACGCCACCGATTGTAATACCTGCACTACCGTAGGTAGCGTTGTCACTTATCTGTGTCCAACCTATGCCACTAGACCTAAACAGGTCATTTCCTCGTACCGCATATACTTGGCTATTGTATCTGTGTATTCCACGAACAACTCCCGTATTAGATAGAGCATTTGCATCAAACTTCTCAAAACCCTCAATTCGTGTGTAGCCACCAAAAATGGAAGGCTCAAAGTTTCGCAGAATACGTGCAGAACCCGGTGCTTGAAAACCTTGCTGATACGGAGACAGGTTCGTAATCAAGCCACCCTTAAATTCAAACGAATGGGTCTGCCATGCATCAGCCATTAGATAGGCAACCTCGCGTAGCCCATGCGACCACCCCCACCAGTATTCTGTGGAATCATATATGAACGTAAATAGTAAGTGCGGTTAATTAACATAGAACGCATATTTTTAATGCCCTCTTGATACTTTTCTTTTGCTACCAATGCATCTTGTGTATTGCCACGGAAAAGATACGCATAGTGCATAGCACCATCTACAACAACATGTTTAAATCGTTCAGGCACAGCAGGAACATCATCATGTAGGTCAAGGTCTACTGGCACACGATAATACTCATAGACTATAGTATATGCTGCATCAGGCTTTGGCGTTACAATATATTCAAGAGCAGGACCATGTGCTACTAACTGCGGTACACCTTGCCGACCTGTGGTATTATACTCTTGGTCTACATACTTTTCTAGATATTCTTCATATGCAACAATGCCCAATTTAGTTGTAGCATTACCAAGAGTAGAGTCTTCTTTAATACGGAAACTGTCAAAGTCTAGTAGTTTAGCATCGCTTGGGAAAGCATAACGTGTTACATTAGCAGATAGGACATCTTCTTGCTCAACGTGATTAAAAGGCCAATTGTATTCTGTCTGATTAATATCACGAAGTGAAGCATTAATAGCATCCTTTGCATGTGCATAGAATCCTGTAGCAGTAGCAAAGTTAGACGTAGTAAGTTCCGTTTCATTCAAACGGCGATTTACTTCATTTACAAGTCCTAGATAATTATACGCCATTAGTTTTCTCTTATCCTTAACTTAACAGTACGTTCAGCTTGACTTGCGGTGCTGTCTACTATATTACAGGTAAAAATGTATTCACGATTTAATACACCGCCACCTAAATTAATTGTAGCTACAGTACTTGTATTTGTCTGTGCAATATTTTGAATACTGTCTGTTACAGCATTAGAAGAAGCAGTAGTTAGTGTTTGACCTGCACCAAGAGTTGTCTTGCCGATTTCAGATGTTTGTACAGACCATGTTACAGATGAGATTGTAGCTGTATCCAAAAAACGTGACCAGTCGATACTGTAATCTAAACTTTCATCTGGGTCTTTTGTAGGCCATCTAAATGACATCTAATTCTCCTATGCAGCTACTCTACGTTCAGCAGCAGTATCATTACGTGGCACATAAGCTACTCTACGTCTGTCGTAGTCAGCCGCAACAAACGTGAATGTTACGCCTGTTGCTGTTACATTGCCAATACTAAATGTTCCTTGTACACCTGTAATACTAAAGGCATTACTTAATGCTACTGTACCAATAGCACCTGTGCCTTGCACACCTGAAACGATGCGTTCTGTTGGCTGGTCTTCTACTTCACCAACTTGTGTAATACCTTCAACACCTGTTAGTGTGACTGTATTACTATGCTCTAACGAACCAATGCTACCTGTTGCAGATACACTTGATACTTTTTCAGCAATATTAACCTGAATAGAACCTAGTGCTGCTGTACTCTGAACGCCTGTAGCAATAGGCTCATCTACATTAGGACTTACTGTACCAATAGTACCTGTCATTGGCGAACCAGTTACAGGAACACGGTTAATAGAACGAATGTCTAATCCAGCGGCATTTAAGGTAAATGTACCTACTACACCAGTAACTTTTTCAGATATATTTACTGTTACAGTACCAATTTGACCTGTAGCAATATTAGTAGAAAGTTCCTTACGAATATTAGGTGATACAGTACCAATTTGACCCGTTCCAGCTACACCTGTAAGTGTTAGCGTGTTTGCAACCTCAAGTGTGCCAACTGAACCTGTAAGCGCATTTGGTCCATACAACGGTTCTGTAATATCAACTTCAAATGCATTGATATGTACAGCACGAGTAAGAGCAGTCCCACTGACTCCTGTTAATGCAATATTCGGCGTTACAACTCCATAACTTGCAGAGCCGTATACACCAGTTCCATAAATTGCATCAACGGAATCGTAGAACGCCATGTTCTACTCCTTACGCAATACGAACGATAGCGTTAGATGCGTTAGCAGTTGGGAACTCAATAGTCAAGTCACCAGCAGTAGCGGAAACTGTACCACCAAAATCAATAACGCAAATAGCAGAGTTGCTGTTTGCAGTATTGTAAATGATACAACCGTCAGCAGCTACAGTTACATTTGCAAATACCTCATCAGTAAAGTCTAAAATAGCTGTAGTACCATCTACTGAAATAGTTGCGCCGTCAAGTACCTGACCACCAGCAGTGTAGTTAGTACCAGATGCTTCGTCAGAGTTACCTGTTACAGTTGAATAGTTGGTTGTGGCAGCACCATACGTACCAGTTGGTGATGCTTTAATCAGTGCCAGTTTAAGTGAATCTGTGTCAAGGTCATGCAAACCTCCCAAAAGTTCCGACTTAAAACTGGTACACATTGCAGTTGTGATTGCCATTTGTTTTCTCCAAGATTATCAAAAGATGTAAAGGGGCAAGGTATTAGCCCTGCCCCAATACGTTAGTTAGGCGAGTGTGTCGCGGTCTACTTCGTCAGCAGCCATGTCACCTTGGTCACTGATGTCCATCATCACGGCATAAGCACGTAGCTTACCAGCCGTAAATGAAGCACCACTGCCAGCCAGCACAAAATCAATTGTGTCGGACGAGGTGGATGGAGCAAGACCGTCAATGGAAACCTGTGGAGCATACGCACCATCAGACGCACCATCAATGTCTAGTGCAGCAGCAAACTCATCAGCATCACCACCAGTGAAGCCAAGAGCAGCCGTAGCATCTGTACCAGTATTCATAGTTGCAGATTCTACAACCTGAAAACCAGCAGCTACAACCAGAGTATTGGCAGGTACGGTAATTGCCTGAATAGTATCGCCGGGAGCAATGCTATTTGTGGTCAGGTCAATTGTTACATCAACGTAGTATGGATTGCGTCCACGCTGTGAATTACCCGATTCGGGATGAAGAAGTGCGGTAATGTTAGCCATATCTTAATCTCCCCTATGCCAAGTGATACTTTGCGTTCACAAGTGCTTCTGGGCGAAGAATCTTGCGTCCGTAAAGATGCATACCACGAACGATGTCAGCAAAGCTGTCAGGGTCGCGGTAGGTTTCGGTTTTGTTAATCTGCTCTGCAGTAGCAACAGCAGAAGTGTGACCAGCAACAATTACACCAAAGTTGGTTGTGCTGTTCGCACCCGCGAAGGATGGACCAGTACCTACTGAAGGCAGATTGTTGGACTGATATACTTGGAACCCATGAATTTGAGTACCAATCTGACCGTTCTGGAGGCCGGAACCACCAAAGTCAGCATTGAACAGACGAGAATCTTCGTCCTTCAGTACTTCCATGAATACTGGGTCAAGCACAAGCCAGCGACCCTGTGAGTCCACGTTTTGCTGGTCAAGAAGACGAGCCATACGTGCAATCAGAGTCAGTGGATGTGTGTCACCAGCGGCAGGTGTTGAGTCAGTTGCGGCACCAGTACGAGGCTGGATAGCAATGGCAGCACCTGCACTACCAACGGAACCTGCACCATCTGAAAAGTCAGATGCGTCCAGCTTCATGGATGCAAGCAGTTCGTCTGAACCAGCAGTTGTAACAGCTTTAGAGCCATTAACTACATCGTTTACAGTGTCTGCATTTGCATGCAGAGCAGACTGCTTGAAGCCTGACAGGTAACCAAGAACGTCTTGGTCAAACTGGTCAGCAAGGCGATAAGCGGCACGGTCACTTGCCAGAGACTGGAAGTTAACGTGGCTGTGTGCCTCTTCAATGTCATCAACCTTAAATGCAAAGTAGTTAGCTTTGTCAATGGTCAGGTTGAAGTCTTCGTCATCAATGTCTTGCGGCGTGATGGTTGTACCACGGGCGTAAGCCTTGACTGTGATTTCGGGTTCTTTGATAATCTTAACGGAATCACCCATGTTTGCAATCTCACCGAAGTAGTCGGAATTTGAAATTGCTTCAGCAATAGCAGACTTGCGGAAAGCAAGTTGCACCTGTTTGCTGTAAATTACAGGTGAAAAATTACCGTTAGGAAGGTTACCATACCCGGCTGCGGTATTAAAAGCCATGATAAATTCTCCTAATATTGGCGTTTTTCATTACAGATGCAAACTCACCAGACTAATCAGGGGCTGATTCACTATGGGTGCGTATCGTATGCAGTTGGCCTACTGCATCTTTAACGGGCCATGCTCTTCAGGTAATCCGTAAGACTGAATTGTTTGCTGATAGTGTAAGCAGGTAGCGAACCCACTTACACCTAGTTGACTATAGTTATACTTACATTCAAATATTTGTCAACACTTTTTTTTTTACCTGGCTGAACCAGATACATCATAGATAAACTTTCCTGTCCGAATAGCTTCCATGATTTCATCAGAACGCTTCTCATATTCTTGGGGCGACATCTTTTGAACTTGTGATTCACGAATGTAGCTGGATGTTTCATCATCCTGTGGCTTGCTACGTGAATTGCGTGTGTAAACTGATTTAGCAGCATCTTTAGATGTGCTTTTCTTTTTTGTTGTAATGCCACGGTCTGCTTTATACAAGTCAATTGCTCGTGCTGCAGAACGTGCGTCATTATCATTTTCATACAATGCGTCTTGTACCCACTTTGGCTGTTCTTCAGCCCACTCGTGAAAAGAATCATCTTCACGAATCTCGTCAAAGTCAGGATGCATTCGCATAAGTTCTGCTTCCGCTTTTTCTTTTTTAGCATTGTATTGCAAATCGTCAATTGCTTTCATGCGTTCTTCAAGCGAGTCAGCTTGTTCTTTTGCTTTTTTTATTGCAATTGTTTCTACGATTGCTGCAACGTCAGGATATTGTTTCATCCAACTTTCAAGGTCTGCATCAGACTTTGGTAGTTTCATTTCCTGTTTAGTAGCATCAGTAT